CCAGGTTTCAACAAGGAGATCAACGTCATCCCCCATGACAAACTGCCTTGGACAAACAACGTCGATTACAATGTAACACGTTACATGGTCCTTGATCCTGCCGGATCCAAGAACTGGTTTATGCTGTGGGTTGCCATTGATGCTGCCGGCACATGGTGGGTTTACCGCGAGTGGCCAGACTACGATGACTGGGCGTTACCCGGTACCGGCCCAGAAGGCAAAGCAGGCCCAGCCCAGAAGGGTTCCAAGAAGGGCATCAATGATTACGTCGAACTGATCAAGAACTGCGAGGAAGGCGAAAAGGTTTTTGAGCGGTTTATCGATCCCCGTCTTGGCGCCGCTGAACGGCAAGCTGCCAACGGTGCCACGACTATCATCAGCGAACTGGACGACGCAGGTATGGTCTTTCTCCCCGCCCCCGGCGTTGAGATTGAGAACGGTCTACAACTGATCAACGGCCTGCTGTCCTACGATGAGAACAAGCCCATCTCATCCCTTAACGGTCCTAAACTTTATATCAGCGAGCGTTGCCAGAACTTGATCTACGCTATGCAGGAATACACTGCGAAAGGAGGAAAGGAAGAAGCTACCAAGGATCCCATTGACTGCCTGCGCTACCTCCTCGTGTCTCAATGTTCATTTGTAGACCCCAACGTGAATGAGAACATTGATGATAGAACTTGGAGTTATTGATTGCTTGATTTATCAAAAACCTGCATTAGTGGTGATTTAAGCCTATGAGTTCTATTGACGGCAACGCCAAATCCATGACTTCAGACCCAGGCCTGCAATTGGCACCGGCTGAAAACGAGGGACCGAGCTTCAACCTGCTGAAGAAAGCCTTTGAGGATTGCGTGCGTGATAACCAGCCGTTTATTGATCAGTGTCGGCTCAACTACGAAACTCGTTATGCTATTTGGAACGGCCAATCCGCTGACGGCAAGAAGCATTCCCGTGAAGGCAGCAAAGTAACGCCCACGCCGTGGGACGGCGCCAGTGACCTGCGCGTATTCCTCGTTGATAACATCATCAACAAGAAGGTTGCCATGAAAGGCATGGCGTTTAAGCGGGCCAATCTTACCGCTGTTCCCATTGGTTCTGAAGACGGTTCTCGTAGTCAGCTTGTCAGTAACTTTATGCGCTGGATGATCCAGACGCAGATCCCCGAAATTGAGCGTGAGGTTGAGATGTGCGCCAATTTTATGGATGAGAAAGGCATCGCCGTCATGGGTCAGTTCTGGGAAAAGCGGAAGGAGAAAGTGATGGTCAGTGTTCGCCTGCAAGACCTGCAAGAGCAGTTCCCCGCCATTGATATTGTCGCTCTGATTGAGGACAAGAGCGCAGCGGATGACTTGAAGGACATCTTCGTTCAGCAGTACCAATGCTCCAAGGGCAAAGCCAACAAGATGCTCCGCGAATTGCGCGAGACAGGTGAGACTACCGTTCCGATGGACGGTCCAGAGCGGTCCTACCCGATTATCCGCGCTTTCAACCTGGATGAGCACGTCTTCATCCCGTCGTTCTCCACGGATCTTGAGCACACGCCGGGTATCTACCGTGTCGAATACTTCACTGCCGAGCAGTTGCGTGCGCTTGTCCAGACCGACAACTGGGATGAGAACTGGGTTGAGGCCGCAATTCAGAAAGTACGCGGTCAGCTGATCACCATCAGCCCAAGCGAGTACCTCCAGCCCATTAGCCGCTCCTTCGTCTACACCCAACAGCGGTTTACTGACCGCATTGGCGTCGTGTACGCCTACCAACGCTTGTCTGACGAGGATGGCACGCCTGGCATCTACTGCACCATCTTCAATCCGATGCTGCCACCGGATCAGAACCACGAGGGCTATGCCAAAACCGGCCTCCTTGGTTACGCTCACGGCGAATATCCGTTTGTCCTGTACCGCCGCGAGTACCTGAGCCGCAAGCTCCATGATTCCCGTGGCCTTCCTGAGCCGGGTAAGCCATGGCAGGACCAAATCAAGGCCCACAAGGACTCCCGCATTGACGCGGCCTCACTTGGTATCCTTCCGCCCATCTGCTACCCGCAAGGGCGCCCACCGGGCCGCTGGGGTCCAGGTGCAATGATCTCCGAGCGTCGTCCCAACGAATATCATTACGCCGACCGCCCGATCCCTGACATGAACACTAACACGTCTGAATCGTTGTTGGAATCCTCGTTCAAGGAGTACAACGGCTTTGCCTCCCGCGAGGGCGATCCAGCCATTGATCCCATCTACAATCAGTTTGAGGTCGACAAATTCCTCAGTTGCCTCGCCCGCAGCTTCCGCCAGATCTGGAAGCTCTACAAGCAGTACGGCCAAGATGAGGTTATGTTCCGCGTCATGGGCGTTAAGGACGTGAACCTGCAACTGTTCAACAAGGGGGACATCAACGAGGAGTTTGATTTCTACCTTTCGTGGGATGTTCAGTCGACCGACTTCAAGCGCATGAGCGAAAAGTGGACTGCTATCATCCAGGCGTCCCAATCGCTCGACCGCGACGGCATTATCGACTATTCCGCCCTCTGCACGGCGTTTATCTCGACCATCGATCCAAATATTGCTGAACGCATCATCCGTCCCGCCCAACAAGGCCAGCAGAAGATCGTTGAGGACGAACAGAACGACCTGACGCAGATCTTTGCCGGTATTTCCAAGAACATCAAACCCGGCACGCCTCCGCAGCTTGGATTGCAGGTAATCCAGCAGTACCTGCAACAGCCTGACGTTCAGCAGCGGTTTGCCCAAGACCAGTCGTTCCGCGACCGTCTTGAAACCCGCAAGAAACAGTACGAGTTTCAAATCCAGCAGCAACAGAACGCTGTAATCGGTCGCCTTGGCGCCTCCATGCCCAATCCGACCGCAGCCAATGCCTCACAATGAAGAAACGCCGCGATCCCAATCAGAGTCCTACGGATAAGTTCTCCCGGCTTCGTCATGCCATGTTCAGCCTGGTTGGTAACGACAACTTCCAGGACTTCATCGAGGAACTGCGTGAAATGCAGCATTCCACGATGATCGACTTGTGCTCTGATATTGTAGTTCAAAACGACCGCATGACTCTTGCATCCACAGGCGAGCTTCGTGCGTACTCTCAGATCATTGGTCTGTACGATGACTTCGTTCAGCAGCAATTGCAGCAGGCAGAAGCTGACGCTGAAGAGCGAAATGTTTAATACTGTCAGATTGCACGTAGCAATATCGTGTATTTATTGTTGACAGCTTAGTTGGTGGATCCATTTGTACCGATACTTGGCATCCGCCATGTCCACAGCCCTTGGGGGCTATAATCCCATGTCTAACGAAACAGTCGAATCCGCTTCTTCACAGCCAGCCGAAGTATCCAATACTAACGCAAAAAGTGATGCACCGAAGAACAGCAATCTGAGTGTCGCGCAAGCAGCGCAACGACTCCTTAACATCGAGTCGGAAAACGCAAAAGCTCAACGACCGACTGAACAGGCTGCTGAGACGCCGGACCAAGCGTCAGATAATTCAGTCACACCAGACGAAGCTACCGCCGAGTCTGCCGAGCCGAGCCAAGAGGCGGAAACGCCCGATGGTGAAGCTGATGTTCCTTCTCAGGATATTACACCAGAGCTTCAGAAGAAAATCGACAAGCGTATCGGCAAAGAGGTCGCAAAACGCAAAGCTTTGGAGTCACGATTGGCGCAGTTGGAAGCACGGATCGGAGAGCAAGCAAACTCCCCGGCCCAAGCTGAACAACCAGCGCAAAAGGCCGCACCGGCTCAGATGCCTGTAAATGTGCCACTGGCCCAGATCGATGACTTCCAATCACTGTCTTCCTTACAGCAGCAGGCCAAGGAAGCGAAACGCTTTGCCCAGGATCAACTGGACCGCGATGACTTTGAGCCGATTCAGATTGGCGATACTGTACTTGGACGGAGTGAGTTGAAGGCGATCCTGCGTAATGCAGAGAAAACCCTCGATGATGACATTCCAGCCCGGTCGCAGTTCCTGACGCAGAAGCAGCAGTCGCAGCAAGTCGCTCATCAGATGTTCCCATATCTGAAAGACAAGAATGCGCCTGAGTACGTCCTCGCCCAGCAAGCATTGTCACAGATGCCCTGGATGAAGAACTTGCCTAATGCGGATTGGATTATCGGAGTGCAAATCGAGGGTCTTCGATCCCTTGAGGCTAAGCAGAAGTCTGCCAAAACAGACGGGAAACCCAAAACTGCCATGAGCAACCGCCCTCCATCCAGTCAAACAGTAGTTTCTTCTAACGGTGGCGATGTTCGTATGCCGTCAGCGGCTAAATCAGCCAATCAAATTGAAGCTCTCAGGTCGCAATTGTCCCGAAAAGGTGGCGTCACGGCAAACGAAGCAGCAGCCTTTCTGCTGGCTAAGGAAAAAGCAAAATTCAACCGTTAAACTCGTTTTACAATGGCCCTATCTACTACTTACAACGTCGCCGGTGATCGTGAAGATCTCACGGACTTTCTGACCATCCTCGCTCCCGAGGACACTCCCAAGATTTCGACCTTCTCGAAAACGAAACGCATGACCAATGCGTATCAAGAATGGCAAGTGGACAGCCTTTCCGCCGTCAGTTTTGGTGGCGTGCTTGAAGGTCAGGATGTCCTCGCCTTCTCCAATCAAGCTGTCAACCGCGCTCGTCTGGGCAATTACGTCCAGCAGTTCCGCGAACAGTGGATGGTCTCCCGTCTTCAGGAGGCTTCTGACGTTGCTGGTGTTTCCAGCGAGGTCGCGAATGCCAAGATGAAGGCGATGCGCGAGATCAAACGCGACATCGAAGCCTGTATCGGTTCGGACAACGACCGCCAGCAGGAAGCTCCTCCCGCGCCTTACAAGCTTCGCGCCCTTGGCAAGTGGATCAACAACACCCCTGGCACCGACGTTCCCGCTGCGTTCCGTACGCCTTCGGCCAACATTGACGCCACGGCTACTGGTTCCCTGTCGGAATCGGCGTTCAACGATGTCTTCCAGTCGATCTTCCAACAGGTCGGCGGTCGCCGTTCGTACACGCTGTTTGCCGGTCCCTCGCTCAAGCGGGCGATCAGCAAGTTCCAGCGTTCCGAAGGTAGCTCTGGCACGACCAAGACCTACCAGGTCATGCAGAATGCTGACGAGCACCAGATCGACCTCGACGTTACCATGTACGTGGGCGACTTCCACACCGTCACGATTGTCCCTGACTTGTTCAACGGTATTCTTGATGGCGGCGATCCCTCGACCACGACCAACCAACAGAAGGCTCGCGGTTACGTCATCGATCCTGAGCTTGTCGGTATCGGCTATATGCTCGGTATTGAGTCGAACGAATTGCCTGATCTTGGTGGCGGTCGCCGTGGATTCATCCTCGCTGCGCTTACCCTGATGGTCAAGAACCCACTTGGTCTCGGCAAATTCGCTGGCACCAGCTAAACCACATCCCTTAACTAAACAAGGATACTACCATGGCTGATACAGCAGTAACCATCTCCCGCGCCGACACCTCGCAGCTTTCGCTGCAAGAGCAGGCTCGCGGTTTCTCCAACAAGTTCCACGTTGACGCTTCTGACGTTGCTCTCGGTACCGGTTCAACCGACACCGTGACGCTGACGCTCGGTGCGCTTCCGTCGAACTTCGTCATCAACAATTCGCTGGTGAACATCACGACTGCCTTTGCTGGCACGACGGCGTTCTCGGTGAACATCGGTACGACCAGCAGCACCAGTGCGCTCGTCACGGCCCAATCCGTGAAGACCGCTGGCGTTCTTGCCGGTCTTGCCACCACGGCTACCCTCGTTAAAGGCACGGCATCTGTTAACCTGGTTGCGATCTTCACGAACGCGACGGGTGGCAGTCCCTCGGCCCTGACCGCTGGCGCACTGGATATTTATCTGAACATCGTCGATCTTTCCGATCCGACGAAGCTCGGCTAAGTAATCTCAAACAGGGGCATCCTCATCCGAGGCTCTGCCCCTTTCTTTTTTTTAATGAGCAGCGATCAAATCATCACAGAGATCCCCAAGGAGTTTGTCCGCAAATGGTGGTGGGAGATCCAGAACGGTCTGCCCAACGAGAAGGCCAAGGTCCATGAGGACCAGGCTCGTCTTGCTGCCAAGATGCGGCAGGAAGGCTCCACCAAGATGGAAGGACTGGGGCAGATGGCTGCGCGTATCAACAGCCGCCTGTTCTTCCGTTTGCAGGGCCAGCATGGTAACAACGTGCATGAGTGGATGCCTGAGTATCTGAAAGATAATCCGCATCTCTGTGCCGTTGGCTATCGTCCTAAAGTTAACGCTGCTCGTCACGGTTTGACAGGTGGATGGCTTAAAAACAAAGACTAAGTGAGAACGATCCCCTACAGTCGCGCTTTGTCTAACATTTGCGGACTGATTGGCGTGCCTACGTCTCGTCTGACGACGGAGACAGCGCAATCGATCAATGATCTGTTTAACGCGAACGTGCGGCAGATCTGGGGTGCTGGCAACTGGCCAGACCTGACTGGTTGGGGTGAGGCTCGGTTTGTGGGTAATTCGCTGACCTACCCAAACGACCTTTCCCAAACGGCATATTGGACGGCGACGAATGTAACGGTTACGGCGAACAACATCAGCAACCCAGCGGACAACCGAGTTACCGCCAGCAAGGTGCTTGAGACGGTTACGAATGCCGAGCACAACGTAACCCAGGTTGTAACCGCATTTGGCGCCACGATGTACCAAGCGAGCGTCTACGCACGTCCAGCAGGCAGGAATTACCTGTATTTGGCTGTAAACGATGGTACAACCACGTTCTCCACTTTCTTCAATGTCCAGACAGGTAATCTCGGCACTCAAACCAATGTTCAGAGTGCAAACGTGCAGCAATGCGCTAACGGTTTCTTCCTCTGCACCATCTTTTACGAGACTGGAGCCAATGCTACCAGCCAGACCTACAAAGCGGGCGTCAGCACGGACGGAAGCACGATTTCCTACGCTGGCGACATCACCAAGGGATTGTATCTGTGGGGCAACCTGATTGTTCAGCAGAACAACGTCTCTCCGCAGCAGTTCACCCTTCCGTGGGATCAGACAGGGGAAGCCGAGATTGATGTTCTGTTCCAAGCTTGGGTGGACAGTCCTGCGATGATCACCTATCCCCGTGGGCAGGGGTTTGTCGTGACGAGGGATGGGTTTCAGATGATTTCCAGTGCCGGCGGGTTCATGGGAACCAATGGGTACGTCAGCTACAACACAAACCCGGCCAATCCGATCTACATCTACTACCGGCGCGTTCCCTACAATTACTCAGGTGATGAGTTCTCGGCTACGGCAACCTACGTTGCGGGCCAGTACATCTATTACACGCGGACTACGGGAGCTTTGACCGGCACCAGCGACTACTACAAATGCTTGGCCACAACCACGGCAGGGCAAGATCCAGAGGATACTCCCAGCAAGTGGGATATTCAGCTTGTTCCTGAGATGATCAGTCAGCCGCTCATCTGGCAGACCTATGGTGACTGGCTGATCCAAGATGGTCAGGCTGACAAGGCGCTACAGGCTTACGGCATTGTCGAAGTGAAGAAGAATGAGGAATGGGACCGGATCCAACGGCAGATGCCAGACAGCTTCCAAATGACCGTCAGCACTCACGTCACGTCGCAATCAAGGTCTTACTAATCTACAAACCTCTTAATTATGAGTTCATTCAATCTGAATAATATCTTCCCGAAACCAGCTTGGTATCGCGGGAGTACGGTAGCGGATCAGCGTTTGACGGTAGATGACACTGCTGGTGGACTGCAATTCGCTGCCTTTGGCGATACCACGACCATGATTGTCTTGGACGTGCAAGACGCTGACGTGATGTGTACGTTTGA